ATGGCTAAGAACGGCACTTTTAATAAAGAAATGTATGTAGATATGCTTGCTGAAAATAGACAGTTTGAGCATGCTGGTAGAAAAGGTGGAATGGCAGATTGGAATACTGAGTTCTTTGAAGATATGAAAGAGATTTCTGATCTAATTGATGCTAAAGATTTGCGTGACTTTGAAGTTAGTCAAAGTAAAAAAAGAATGCAAAATGCTGAAGAGTATGAAGATCTAATTGGTTCATTTGAATGGGGTGACTATGGGTTATATAAACCTCAACAAGAACAACTTAGAGAACTCAAAAAGAAACAAGAAAGAGAGTTTGGCTTTGCTCATCCTAAATTAACTGAAGATGCTATTTCTGGATTAGGTCATAAAGAAAATTACTATAAGGAGCAAAAAACAAAACTTAGAGCTGATATCCTAGCCGGTGAGGTTATGTCTATAGCTGACGCTGAACGACTAGGATATGAGATGCCTGTTTATGGTGATAAAGATATTAAGTCTCTTATTGAAGGGATGCAAAATGTTCGATTTGATTATGAAACTCAAGCCGGATATGTAGAAGATATGGTTTTACGTGAAGCTCAAGTTACTAATGAAACCAAAACTCCAGAAGTTAGTCAGATAATTAATTATTTACAGAGTCAGTTAAAACAAAATATGATAGCTGCTGCTATTGCAGACCCAGAAAATAAAAATATAGGTAACGAACAATTCCAACTTTTAAAAGCTAATTTTGATGCTGATGTTACACAACCTGACATGAGTAAATCAAAATTTTATACCAATAACCAATGGCAAAATCCTTTTGCTATGGGTGAGGATAGTTTAAAAATTATGGATAGTGATGCTAAAACTGCTATTCAAAGAATTGATCGTTTAACTGCTAAAGGATTTAAAGAATCCGTTATGACTGCTAATACTTTCTTTTCTCCTGAACAACTAATGGAATATGGTGAAGAGTTTAACAAAGGTCAATTTACTGTACCTACTAGAGCTGTATATATAGCTCGAAAGTTTGGTAACAAACATCCAGAAGGTGGAATATTAACAGGTTTAGATATTATTAATTTTCAGCGAGAAGCTATTGATTTAGAACCATTAGAAAGACCTAATGTTTTAACTAATATTGAAAAACTAGATGATCTTTCTCAAGATGAGCTGACTTATAACAAAACAGATTCTTCTGTTAATAGAGTTGTAGGTGCTACTAAAGAAGTTGCTCCAGAACTAGGTAATTCAATGATGCATCCTTTAGTTCAGGAATGGTTAAATGAAAACTCACACCAATCTAAACTCAAAGGTGGACAGAATATGTCTCTTGAAGGATTCTGGCAACAAGCAAGAATGCTTGAAAATAAAATAAAAGAAACTCATACAACTGATGACCCGGTACATAAAGTTATAGAAGGTATTAAGCAAGAGACTGACAAAGTATATAAAGATGCTTTAAAAGGTGAACTTAAGGAAACCTCTAATGTTGATAGACAACAATGGAGAAGAAAGAAATATTTAGAAATGCTATATAACAACCTTGGACAAGAAGAGGTTGATAAATGGGTACAGGAGTTAGAGCTTGATCAGTTTGAAATGACTGAGGGTGCTAACGACTATGCAGACATGGCAGTATCTATGGAATTTCTAGCACCTTATGGATTTGATTTTGAAAATGTTCCATTAGAAAATGGTGAGTTTTCAGCTTTTGACCAAAATAGATGGACTCAATTGCAATGGAAACATACGGGAGATCTTAAATATTTGGATATGTTAAAACGTCCTGCTTTTATAAAAAATGAATGAAGAAGAAAATGAAGTAGTATATCCGACGGTTACTGAAGAAACACAAAATCTAGGTCAACAACTTATTCAAGGATTAAACCTAGGTATTCCCTCAGAAACACCACCACCTACGGATGGTGAGTCAGATACTACTTCCACTACTCCTGACGCATCTAAGGATGCAATCGAACAAACAGTAGAAGAACCAACATTATTTGGTGAAGGTTATAAAAAAGCTTGGCAAGAAACTAATAAGTTTGATGCTAAAAACCCATTAACTTGGGCTAATGTGCCAGCAGCAGCTGGAGCTGGGATTACAGATTTTGGAATTGATTTAGTTAATAAAATTCCACATGTTGCTATACCTAAGCTTCCAAGATATGAAGATGAAACACTAAATTTTGTTAGAGACATTTCTGGATTTGTTATTCCACAAATGTATATGGCAAAATATCTTACTGCTAAATCTTTGTTATTAAACGGTAAGCTTAAGTGGAAATTAGGTCAAGGTGCTTTTGCTAATTTTTTTGGTAATGCTGGTATCCAAGCCGGTACCGGTGTTATGGTAGATGCTGTTAATAAAAATAACGAAACGGATCACAACCTACTTGGCTCTATGAAAGAGAGCTGGCCGAAAACATGGGGTTGGATTCCTGATAACTTAGCTACTCTTGACAGTGATTCTGCTGATACTAAAAGAATTAAAAATATTAATGAAGGTATTGGCTTAAGTTTTGTTAGTGACTTTTTACTAGGTGCTAATAAACTTATCAAAAACTTTAAAGGTGTTGATGAAGCTACTCAATGGGTACCTAAAAGTGAACAAGCTAAGGTTTATTTAAAGAATAAAAACAAAGGTTTTGGAGAATACTCTATAGACCCAACTGAAGATGCCATGATGCGTAACTCTGCAAAGAGAGACAAAGAACTAGATGGTATTGGTCAATGGAATATGAGTCAGACAGACGATATCAATAAGCCGATGAAAGGTGTACATGATATTTATGATGACTACGAACTTGGTTACAGATCAGCTGATGATGGCGGATTACTTGGAGCTGAGTTTGATTCATATCGTATAGCTAATAATATTGATTCTGTTCATGGAAGAGTTGGAAGTATCTTTACTCCGGGAGCTATGAAGAATAGCTTGGAGTTAGATGATCTAGGAATGAAGCAATTAAAAGCTATAAGTAAACGTGTTAAAGATACAGATATAGATTGGAAATCTTCAAAAGGTAGATATGTAAGTAAAGCTGACGTTACCGAACATGGTGAACGATTAGCTGCTGATCTCTATGATTTTGATAGTGTCGATGAGATGAAAAGAATCTTAGATAAAGATTATTTTAGAGGTATTGATGCTGACACTGGAATTAGAACATTAAGTTCAGAAGGTGTGGTTGGTGTGGTTGAAGCTATTGGAAGATACTTTGATGACTATATGAATATGGATTTAGCTAAAGCTCAAGCTTTTGTGCGTGAATCTTTATCTGGTCAAGTTTCTGATATGGCGGAAGGTGCACGATATATGGATGGTACAGCTGCTGTTAAACAAGCTAAAGAACATATCTTGGACAGACTTGAGTACTTAATGAGAACTCAAGCTATGACGAAATATGTAAGAGGTAGAGCATTATCAATGCTTAACTGGAAACAAAAGCTTGGATTAGTATTTAGTAAATCAGATAAGAAAAAACAATTATTTAATGATGCTATTAAATATATTGATAATGAGAAACAGGTTACAGCTGATCAATTAAAACGTATTAAAGAAGAAACTAGAAGAACTATAAATTTAATTAAAGAGTTAGATAGAACAAAACCTCACATGCTTGAGCCATTAATGTTGGCATATGAAGTAACAGATGGAAATGTTAAAACAATAGCTCAATTAAATAACTTTGTAAGAGGTTCTACAAGTGACTGGACAAAGCTTATTTATAATAAGAATCCAGATATGCCATCTGCTTTAACACAAGCTGTATGGGGAAATATATATAACTCTGTTCTTTCTGCATTCGGTACACCTATTAAAGCTGGATTCTCAAACATGGTTCTAATGATTGAGAGACCACTTGCAACTTTTGCAGGAGCTTTAAATAATCCTGAAACTATGCGACGTGCACAGTATATGTACACAGTCGGAATGGTAGATACTCTTAAGCAAGCTTCTAAGCATATGAGCGTTGTATTTAGACAAGCATGGAAAGACCCTAGCTCTGTCAATTACATAATGAGATCTGACATAGCAGTTCAAAACGATAAGACTATGAAAGCTCTTAGATCATTTGCTGATGCAAAGATGATGGAAGGATATGAAGGTCCATCTGCCATGCTTCATAGAATCGAAGCTATGAATGATTTAGCTGAACATCCAATTTTAAGATTTAGTGCAAATGCTATGACAGCGTTTGACGGATTTACTAGATCTTTTATTGGCAGTGTTGAAGCTAGAGGTCAAGCATTCGATTTACTTAAGAAGAATAAAGGTCCAATAAATGAGAGACAACTTAAATCAATAAGTAAAGGTATATATGATCAGATGTTTGACGAAACTGGAATGATAACTGACAAAGCAGTTAGTAACGCCAGTAGAGAAATAGCAATGAACATGGATATGCCTGTTATTGAAGGTATGAATGATTTACTTAGACATGTTCCAGCTCTTAAACCTTTTATGATGTTTCCACGTACAGCAATAAACATGATTGCTTACACAGGAAGTCATAACCCTATTGGTTTATTTGCTAGAGGTTTAAATGATTTTAAATATGCTTTTGATGACCCTAGAACTACTCAATCAGCTGTAGTAGATTTATTATCTGCTAGAGGTATTGATGTAAATAAAGTAGATATACGAGCTGCATATGACACTATTAGATCAGAGCATCTTGGTAGAAAAGCAATAGGTACACTTAGCGTTATGTCCGCTATTGGAATGGTGACTACTGATAGTCTTCATGGTAATGGACATTATGATAAAACAGTTCAAAGAACTAGACGTGAATTAAATTGGCAACCTAGAAGTTTTAAAGGTTGGGATGGTAAATGGTATAGCTACGATGGTTTAGGTGCTATAAGTGATTGGATTGCACTTACAGCAGATATTGCAGATAACTTTGATACTTTAGAAAATAATAGAGATTTAGAAGTTTTACTAAATAAAGCTGGATTTTTATTAGGTGCCAACTTAACTAACAAAACTTTCTTAGCTGGACTAGAACCTATGTTTGACGTTCTGTCAGGAAACCCAGCTGCTATGAGTAGATGGACTGCAAGTTTTGGTAGTGGTATGCTGCCCGGTTCTGGTTTAAGAAATGAACTTGGTAGATTACTTACACCACAACTTAAAGAAGTTGAGCAAGATCTTCTTTCCTTAACAGCTAACCGTAATGCTATATCAAAAGATATGCTTCCAGATAAGCATGACTGGATAGATGGCGGACCTGTTAAAATGCCAGATTCATTTATGGCAAGATTATGGAATACTTATTCACCAGCATTCAAATCTAGTGGAGTTATAAGTCCAGAAAAACAATTCCTTATGGATATTGGTTTTGATGGTAGACCTCAATTAAATACGAATGGTAAGGGTGTGGAATATTCTCCAGATGAAAGATCAGCTATAACAGAAATGATGGGTGAAGATGGATATTTTAAAAGAGAAGTTGAGAAAATTATGAAAAGTGATGCTGGACGTAATTTTATAAAAAACTATAAAAAAGCTAGAGCTTCTGGAGCTGAAATAGATAGAACACAATTTAATAATATTCATACTTTAATTAAAAATGCTTTACGTAAATCTCAGCAAATAGCTGCTAACCGTATTGCACAGAAAGGAAATATACAACAAAAAACAAGTTTAAATAAACGTATTAAACAAGCTGAAATCAAAGGAGACGTAGAAGAAATTTTAAGACTTCAAAAGATGGCTAACGAATTATAAAACCACCCGCCAATTAAATAACACAACGTTTGTATTAACAAATGGCGACAACTGAACATTTTTATACGGGTAACAACTCTCAGGTTAGTTACCCTTTTACATTTCCATATTTATTGAATGCGGATGTCAAGGTAGAACTAGACAACGTACTAAAAACTGAAAACTCAAGTGGTCAAACAAATAATGACTACTCCATATCAAATACAAACATTGTTTTCAATACAGCACCCGGTAGTGGAGTCAATGTACATATCTATAGAGATACTGATGTAGACACAGTTAAAGCTGTGTATGCAGCTGGCTCCTCTATTAGAGCTGGTGACTTAAACGATAACCAGACACAACTTTTATATTCAGCTCAAGAAGCTGGTGGTCAATTAATAAGAACAACTGATATAAAAGATGGGGCTGTTGATAGCACTAAAATATTAGACGGAACTATTGTCAATGCTGATGTAAATGCTTCAGCTGCAATTGAAGGTTCTAAATTACAAGCATCTTCTGGCTCAGTAGCCGGTAGTATGTCTTCTGCTAATTTTACAAAGTTAGCTGGAATAGAGACTGGAGCAACCGCCGATCAGTCTAATGCAGAAATAAAAACTGCTTATGAAGCAAACAGTAATACCAACGCATACACGGATACAGAAAAAACTTTTGTTAATGATATAACTTCTACAGCTACAGAATTAAATGTTTTAGATGGTATTCCAACAGGATTAACAGCAACCGAATTAGGATATGTTGATGGTGTTACAAGCGGAATCCAAGCACAGATAGATGGTAAGCAACCATTAGATTCTGAGCTAACAGAACTAGCTACAATGGGTAGCGGAACTGCTGGAGCTTTAGCTGATCTAAACACAGCAGAAGTTCAAACACTAGATGGAATTACAGCATCTACAGCAGAATTAAACTTATTAGATGGCAAGAGTATAGTTACAACTATTGGTGGAAGTGCAACTGATGTACAGATACCTTCAGCTCAAGCTGTAAATGAGAGAATTGTAGAGCTAGTAACTGAAGTAGGTGGTTTTGTACCAATAGCAAACGAAACCAGTTTTCCTACAACTAACCCAGACGTAAACGATGGTGCTGGAACTATAGTCAGTATCAAAGCATTATCAAGTAACTTAGTTTCTAACGGAAGTGGAGTTGCAACTATTTCTAATGGTGCTGGATCTGGAAATACAGTAACTATCAATGGATTAGCAAACAGCACAACATACGCTGCTGGAAAAGGGATATTAGTAGAAACAACTACAACATTACATACATATGTTTTCCATAGAGAAGCTATTGATTCAACTGATGTTTCTAACGCACAAACTCTTGTAAGTGATTTTAACGACAGATATCAAGTAAGTGGTAGTGCTCCAAGTAATCATCCAGATGGCTCTGCTTTACAAGATGGAGATCTCTGGTTTGATACTTCAGCCAATGTAATGAAAGTCTATGACTTAGGTAATACACAATATGATGCTGTTACTTCAATCGGAGACTTTAAATTATTAACAGTAGTTCCTGATGGAGCTACATCTGGAAGTCCTACATATAATGCGACTATACAATCTTATGACTTAAGAGATGGTAGTAGTACAGCAGCGATAACAAGTGTTGGACAGCTAATAGTCAGTCTTAATGGAGTAATCCAAAAACCAAATTCAGGTAACTTTGATGCAAGTCAAGAAGGATTCTATTTAGAAGGAACTAACGGAATTAAATTCTGTACAGCTCCTCCAAGTGGTTCTAGCTTATTTGTAACCTTAATGGGATCTGCTGTTGGAATAGGAGTACCAAATGACAACTCAGTAACAGAAGCTAAATTAACAACTGATTCTGTAAGTGAATCTAAATTAAAAGTTGGAAACTCTCCTGTTAATGGAAAGTTTTTACAAGCACAATCTGGACAATCAGGCGGACTATATTGGGAAACTGTTGACTTATCAGCTTTAAGTGCAAGCAACCTAACATCTGGGACTATTCCTGATGCAAGATTTCCAAGCACTTTACCGGCAGTAGATGGGTCGAATCTTACTGGACTGCAAGCTGGTGCTACAGGTGGTAACTCAGGAGCTAATGCTATTTTCTGGGAAAACGATCAGACAATAACTCACGATTACACAATTAGCACAAACAAAAATGCTGGAACTTTTGGTCCCATAACTATTAACAATGGGATAACCGTGACAGTACCTAACAATTCAACTTGGACAATAGTTTAATGGCAATTTCAATAAATGGTAATGGTACTATCACAGGTATATCTGCTGGTGGTTTACCAGCTGGCACAGTAACGTCAGCAACTCTAGCAAGTGGTGCTGGAGGTAAAATTCTTCAAACTATAAATACAACCTTAACAGCAGAAATAGAATTGACTATCGGTTCTGGAGCTATAGTAAGTTATAACAATGCTGCATTAAGAGTAGCTATTACAGCGTCAAATGCCTCAAATAAATTCCTAATATTAGGTAATATAGTCCTTGGTTCTAATGGATTAGCTGTTAGTTGTACTTTACAAGATAACGGAACTAATATAGCAACAGCGACTGGAGATGCATCCGGTAATAGAAGAAGATCAACGGCTGGTGGTGATAGCGGTAATACTGAAGGAGTTTTTACTCAACCTATTATGGCTTATATTACAGCCGGAGACACAAATCAGCATATATTTAACTATGCTTTTTGGCATAATGGTGGAGGCTCAAATAGTGTTTATATAAACGGTTCTCAAAGTGGAGTCGATTCAAATAAGCGAGGAAGATATATTTCAAATATTACGGTAATGGAGATAGCAGCATGAGTTCAATAAAATTAAAACATTCGGGTGGTAACAGCGTATCGCTTAACCCACCTACATCGGCACCTACATCTAGTGAAGTAGCTTTTAAACTACCTCAATCCGATGGGAGTGCCAACCAAGTTTTGCAAACTGATGGAAATGGAAATTTAAGTTGGGTTAGTTTACCTACTGGTGGCTTATCAATGGTTGATATGTGGCACGTTTCTTCAGAAACTTCTTTTCAGTCTGAAACTGCAATAACCAGTTGGGCAAGAACAATAGATAGTGCAGTAACTGGTGCCGGTAATCTAGGTTCATCTATGAGTAACTCAGGACAGTATTTTACTTTTCCCGAAACAGGTATTTATGAAATAGAGTATCAAAGTTTAGTTTCTGTATCAGCAGCAGAATCCAGATATGTTGCTAGTTATATTTATAGCACTACTGATGGGTCTAACTATGCTAGAAGAGCTAGAGGTTATGGTGCTGTCCATCAAGATAGTAGTCAAACGACATTTAGTTTTGGTGCAAAATATATTTTTGATGTAACTAATACTTCTACTCATAAGGTTTATTTTGCAAATCTATCCGAAGCTTCAGCGTGGATAGATGATATTTATAGTAATGCAATTTATTCATATGCACTATTTAAAAAGCTAGGAGACACATAATGAGCAGAATATTAGTCGATTCAATACGATCAAATAGTGCGTCAGCAGACGCTATAACATTAGATGGGTCTGGTAATCTTACTATTCCCGGTAACGCTACTTGTTCTGGTACAGCTACAGGATTTGGTATTGGTGGTAAAATTCTTCAAGTTGTTTATGGTACGACAGGTTCGCAAGTATTTAATTACACAGCAACTTTAGCCGATACAGGTTTAACAGCAACCATAACCCCTTCAGCTACAACCAGCAAAATTTTAGTCATAGTTTCTCAGGCTTGGATGGCTAGAAAAACAAATGCGGGTTATGCTGGTGGAAATATTTTAATATTTAGAGGTTCTACTCAAATTACTGATAGAACTGGTTCAAGTAATTATGATTTGTATACAAGTGCTGGTGGTGCAACTGCTGTAGAAGTATATGACAGGTTTAATTTAGTGCAATTAGATGAACCAAGTACAACTTCTGCTACTACATATAAAACTCAAGGAGCAGCCGCCGAAACTGTTAGTGGAGGTTCTTTTATAGGTTATCAAACTGACAACCGCGATTCTTATATAACACTAATGGAGATAGGAGCATGATAGATCATATAGCAATAAAAAAAGCATATCCAGAAGCAGCATTAATTAGTGAAAGCACTGGAGTCTTCAAAGAAGACGGTACAGAAATAACTATTGTGCAATCTGAAGTAGATAAAGCAAGAACTACTTTAGATGCTGAATATTCAGCTCAAGAATATGCAAGAAAAAGAGCAGCAGAATATCCTAGCGTGGTCGATCAGCTAGATAAAATGTTTCATTCTGGTTTCCAAGCATGGAAGGATGAAATTCAAAAAGTTAAAGAAAAATATCCGAAACCATAATGGCATTAACACAGACACCTGAAGCTGGCTTAAAAGTCAGCAACAGTCCGACTGCGGGAAATTTTCTTCAGTACAAAGATAATAGTGACCAATTAACTTGGGCACAAGCGTCCTCGCCAGAAGTCTATGGATTTAAGACAACTGGTTCAGAATTACAAGTTACTACTACAAATGGTGGAGCAACCAATATTTCTGGTGCAGCTTTTGCAGCATTTGATGATGCTGTTTTCGCAGCTACAGGATTCACTTTCACCGTAAACACAGACGGAAAACTAATCGCAACAATTTAAAATGGCAACAATAGATTTAGGAAAAATTAAACAAGTCTGGCGAGGTACTTATAACAACTCAACCGCATATACAGTTGATGACCTCGTATCTTATACAGACGGTGGTGTAACATCCACATACATATGCGTAACAGACTCAACAGGTAATGCACCTTCAACTGGTGGTACAGCACACGCAAGCTGGAACTACGTAGCGAAAGGGGTTGCAATTCCTGTACCTTTAAACACTCAAACTGGTGCATACGTAGCTGTAGCTAGTGATGCTGGTAAAGCTATTTATATATCAACAGGTGGAGTAACTATCAATAACTCAGTATTTTCTGGTGGTGATCTAGTAACAATAGTAAATAATAGTGGGTCAAACCAGACTATTACTCAAGGTTCTGGATTAACTCTATATAATGCTGCTGATGGTGCTACAGGAAATAGAACTTTGGCACTCAGAGGTGTAGCGACTATATGGTTTGCTTCTGCTTCAATCGGCTACCTATCAGGAGCAGGGGTGAGCTAATGCCTATACAACAAATGTTAGTTGGTATTGGTCCCGGAGAAAAGTTTGCAGAAGCAACAGGTGGTGATGCAATTACCACAGTTGGAGATTATAAAGTACACGCTTTTACTAGCTCAGGAACTTTTACTGTAACTCAACTAGGAGATGTAAACGAATTTGAAGTACTGTT